CAAGCATCCAGATCGATGCCAAAAGCAATGCCAGCACCATATGTGACATATAGAATGTCAGTCAGAGCATCGGCAACTTCTACAAGATCCTTATCCTTGATAGCATCCTTTAGCTCTTGAAACTCTTCACGAATCAGTTCTACGCGAAGTTTAATAACGTCTTTTGCAGGAAACCCTGGAGTATCTGGAGCATCTTGACCAAACACCGTATGAAACTCTTTTACTTTTTCGTAGTTAGTCATTGTTAATCTCCGTTGCCCAGTTGACCGATATCCAGTCTTCAATACAGTTTTCTTCAGTAATCAGTTCATGTTCTTCGCCATATTTCTTGACCATTTGCTCTTTCCAAAATGACCAATACTCAAATAAGATTTCATGTTCAGTATAGATAATCTCAACAGGTGGTGAACCTGGTTCTACAAACATATAAGTCTTCATGCTTCTACCCTTATAATAAGCCCTTTATACATTTTACATTTTTTTGCCGCCTGAGTGAAACATACATAGTTATATCCATGTTCAGCACAATATTGTTTGGCGTTATCCACTATAACACCATTGACATTATATGTCAATCTCAACTTTTGTTTATGTTCTTCAGTTTTCGGTATTCTAAGTTTTTCTTTCTGTTGTTCTGTCATAGGAACGCCCATATTTGAAGGTTTTGTTCCTTTTTTCATTTCGGAAAGTTTTTTCTTAACGTCATCACTGTGAGTTTTGCCATACATGTGATTCTTCTCGCCAATCATATCAGAGCGTTTCTTTTCTTTCCATTCTTTACTATGAGTCTTTCCGTACATACCATTGATCGATCCTTTCATAGGACCACCAGTGCCTCCTTGATGTGCATTGTAGTATGGTTTCAACTCTGCAATCAACTCTATTTCTCGTTTTACTGCATCTTGTTTTGTGTCAAAATCTTCAAGTAAAGTTATAGTAAAACTTTCGTGTCCATATTTTTGTATCGCACGATATATTGGCATTCTATTTGATCCACTATTGATATGTAGCTTCCATCTCTTATTCAAAGAGAGTTTAGTATATCCAATATAAAACTTGCCATTGATGTTGTTTGTTATTCTATATACTTTATAGACAGACATAGTAGCGTCCTTGTTATTGACTTCGCACTACTATTTATATATTTGTGATAACTGAGAAGTTTTTCTTTTTCTCAAACTTTATAATGTTATTGAACTTGTCTTGAAGATTGTCTCCTCGATGGCTTATAATGAAAACATTATTTTCCATAGACAAATCTGTTATGATTTTGATAAACTCTTCGATTCCGTTATTGTCAAGTGAGGAATCTAACGTCTCGTCAAATATCAAGAGATTTGTGCTTGCGCTGTTGCGAAGTTTTGCTACTGATCTCCAAGTAAAAAGCAAGGCCAGATTTATTTTCATCTTCTCTCCTTCAGAGAACGACGCATAAGAAAACTCATCACGAAACCGCGACTTAATCTTTTCATCAAAACTTTCATCAAGCTCAAACTGGACAAAGAAGTCCATTGCCGCCAGATACTTGTTGATTAGTTTGTTCATGACAGGTACATATTGCTTGATGATCTTGGTCTTGATACCACCATCTTTCAACAGAACAGCAGCAGTACCCAACAAAGAACGGTTCTCGGTTAGTTCTTCAATGAGTGTGTGAACGTCTTTCAGTTCTTTCTTGGCTTTGTTTAGATCAACCGCATCCGCTTCTACCTTAGTCTGATTATTACGAAGCGCTTCAATCTCTTTCCGCAACTCACTGTTATACTTCTGGTACATACGAATCTTGTTATTGCGGTCTGTTATCTCTGCATTATAATCTGAGATTTGATTACCGATAGCAACAATCTCTTTCATTCGTGCATTGATCTTCGCCTGTTCTTCTGACAGTTTAGTTAAGGCTGTGTCTAACTCTTCTGCACTGGCAATCTTTGTGTTTAGATTTTCTTTCTTGAATACAGGATTAATGTCTTGTGTACAAGTTGGGCAGTGATCGTGAGTATGAAGAAACTTGATATGCTTGTTATGATCGGTCAGTTTAAACTTCAACTCAGAGTGAAGCGTGGTGACTTTGTTCAATCTATCGGTGATAGACGGTTCATCGCCAATACTGATCTTAAGTTCTTCAATCTTTGTGGAGAACTTTTCAATCTCATCTAAAGCCATATCAACCATTGTGACATGCTGATCGATCTTAGATTGTTTAAGCGCAATCAAGCCTTCGTTGTTTTGACGAAGTGATTCGATATGCTTCTTATTCAGTTCAATCTTTTGTTCACAAAGAGCCAGTTGTGTGTTGGCATCCTTTAGTGCATCTTTGTTGTCTTGAATACGAGTCTTCAATAGGTTGTTCATCGTTGAGAAAATCTGGATATCCAGAAGGTCTTCAATGAAGTCACGCCGAGCCTGTGCTGGCAACTGCATGAATGGAACAAACGTAGAAGCACCGAGCGTGATGATCTGCGAGAATGACTTATGAGACAGCTTCAGGATATTCTTCTCCAGAACGTCCTGGTAGTCACCAGAATTCGCTTCTTGATTCAATAGAGAACCATCAACAAAGATTTCAAAGATGTTTGGCTTGATGCCACGACGAACCAGATACTCTTTCTTGCCGATAGTGAACTCGATTTCAACCAGCAAGTTCTTGCCGTTGATCGCATTCAAGAGTTGTGGCTTATTGATCTTGCGAAAGGGTTTACCATAAAGAGCAAACGAAATCGCTTCGATAAAGGTAGACTTACCAGCACCATTTTCACCGACAATCAGAGTTGACGCGGCTTCATTTAGTTTGACTTCTGTAAAGGTATTGCCCGTTGAAAGTAAGTTCTTCCAACGTACTACTTTGAATAGAATCATATTACCTCAATCGATGCTCATGGCTTCATCATACAAGGAACGTATTAGATTGTCAAGAGATTTCTTGTCCACATCCAGTTCAAGATTGTCTGTGTATTTCCGCAGAATCGTCAAAGTATCTTCTGCTTCATCCACAATGTCTTCATCTGTTTCGAGATTGAGATTCAAGTTATCATCAACAACTTGAATGTTTGCAGGGCTAGATTTCTCCATCGTATCAATGAACATATCAAACCAATACGGGTTGTTCTTGTTCTTGACGATCACTTTGACGTAAGTGTTTTTGTATGGGCTGTAGTCAATGTCGGTAAAGTCTGTTAACTTTGCGTTTGAATCATCATAGACAAACTTGTAGAACATACGAAAAGGATTCTCTACAAAAGTCGCCTTGCGAGTCTCAGTATCAAAGATATGAAAACCTTTAGGATCGTTGAAGTCGCTCCAAGTCATTTCATATGGGCAACCAAAGTATGTTACATTGCCTTTTGTTGAGCGATGATGAAAGTGACCAGAACCAACGAAGTCAAACTTCTGAAAGATGCTGGTGTCCATACCTTCATGACCAGTATCACCTTTGTACATGGAGAACCCACCAAGCTCTAGGTGACCAAATGCAACTTGTGCATCAGTCGTCTTGATTAGATCCATTGTCTGCTTCTGGTTGTCTTCACAGATCCATGGCAACAGCAAAGCCTTCATTGAACCAAAGTCTACTTCGCTAGGCTTAGAAATCACTTTGATGTTATCATAGTCCGATAGCAGAAGGTCTAGAGCATTCATTTCCAGAGTGTTCTTGTAAGGGATTACATGGTTGCCAACCAGTGTGACCAGAGACATATTGTTGTCACGAATCTTGTCAAACCAATATGATCGTGCGCGCGAGAGCGTATAGAAACTGACGTACTTGCGGCGATCAAACGTATCACCCGTATCTAGAATGAGGTTGATGTTGTGTTCCTTGAGATATGGAAAGAAGAACTCAGAATAGAACTTCTCCATCATATCATGGAACACAACACTGTCACCACGTACACCGAAATGTTGGTCTGTAATAATAGCAAACTTCATGTATTACTTTCCATCATCTAGATATTTGTCCATAGCATGATTATAACCAATAATCCAAGCAGCTTCCAACCATAGTATAAGCTTACTGTAACTCGCTTTGTTTAAGATTTCAAAGTCTTCAGCTAGTCTATCTTCACGAGTATCATATAGTTCTACTTCTGCTAACCATTGTTCAAATGTCATTACATAATCTTTCGTTTCTTTGGCTTTGCCAACTCTTCTTGAAGCTGTTTCTTATCATAGAACTTTACCGCGTCATCACAATAGTCTCTGATATTCATCAAGGTACGTTTGTAGTTGTCACGGATATACACGTTGTTCGTTGCATCAAACAGATTCTTCACAATGGCTTCCACACCAGCGGGAATGTTATTCTTGTCTGTCTTCATTTTAGTCACTTTCTATAAACTTGTCAATACCTTTTTTCACTTTTGGCTTTTTCTCTGCTGTCTCAGCTTTGCGCTCTGCTATTTTCTTTTCATAATCAGATACAAAACTAGTCATGTTGTCCGTGTTGTTCATTTCTGTAGAGTTTGGATTATCTGAATCGCCATACTCTGTAGTAGCACCGACTAACACTGCATTCTCAAAAGCCTTATACTTAATGTACGTTTGCTTCTTTTCTTTTTGAATACGAAGAACGTAGGCATTATATATGATACGAGTGAAGTATGCAAAAGGATTGTTCGACTTGTCTGGATTGAAGTTGTGCATGTAGCTGATGCAGTTTTCAATGCCGTCTGAAATCATTTCTTCTTTATAAGAATAGTTGACAAAGTTGCCTTTGGTGGCGAGCTTTGTTGCGATCTTGAAGATACACACACCAATGTACTCAGGGATTCTTGGTACTGGTAGCCCAGCTTCTATCGCAGCGGTCTTTTTGTTTCGATACTCGACCAGAGCATTGTAAAAAGATTTGTTGTCAACATAGTGACGACTGGTATCTTTTGGGCGTGCCATAATATATTCCTTTTTCTCTTGACTTTTTTCACAGCTTGTATATACTAAGCAATGTGCTTTAATGAATACTAGAACTTAGTGGTATTAGAGATTGATCATCAGCTTCAGATTGTGATTGATATCTCATTGAGACACTATCCTCATAGAATGTAATGACTTGCTGCTCTAAACTAGATACGAATATAACATGTTTCTTATCTAAAGTAAAGAGAATATTGTCTTCATCGAATGGATTCAATGCTGTAAGATATACAGAAAACTTTTCATTTTCATCATCGTAGTATCGATTCGCAATCATAGGATACTCGACAACATATTCGCTTTCAGTCTCAGAATCAAAACGAGACATTACCAACTCACCTGAAACTAACTTCAATAGAATGTGTGTTGGATCTGGTTCTTTAGATGTCGATGTCATAAATCTTGAAAGCAAACTCTTCTTCTTCATATATCTTCTTTCTCTCTTTGAGATGTTGCATAGTATAGTTTTGTTTGGACTTCCATGAAAGATCATCTGCAATATCAAAGAGTGTTACAGAATCCTTAATGTTTGATTTTCTTAATCCTCGACCAATCGACTGAAGTGTTTTGATCTTAGACTTACCAGGTGATGCAAAGATGATGTTGTGAATGTTCTTGATATTAACACCCGTGGAGAAAGTACCTGTTGATGCCACAATGATAGCATCTATCTGTGTCTCTACCAGTTTTCGTATCTCTTCGCGAACGTCTCCATCAACACCACCGTATATGAAATGTATAGGTCTGTCACCAGCAGCATCTTTGATTGCTTTGTACAAATCTTTGCCGTGCTTCTCTACGTACTGGAAAAGAAGTAGTGTATTGCCCTTTAGAGATAAGGCAAGGTTCTTCACGAACTTGTTACGTGTTTGGTTGCCAACAATGAAATCCATTTCTGCTTGATAGTCATTGTCTTTGTTGACCTTGCGTACTTCTTCTGCATATTTCAAAACAAGTATCTTGATCTTCAGTTCGGCTAGATGCTTCTGTTCGATCAGATCAGCAGTTGATGCAACACGCTTTGCTGTACCAAATAACCCTTCTAGAACAAGCTTGTTTGTCTCGATACCGTCTAGTGTACCAGTGAAACCGAATCTATGTTTACATTCTGTTAGCTTGTCCATAATAGAAGTAAGAGACTTGGCTTTGAATAGATGGCACTCATCTCCCATTACAACATCATACTGATCAAACCAAGCTTTGGGTTGCTTATAGATTGACTGCCATGTACTGATGGTAATCATATGATTTGTTTTTTTATCAGCACCCGCAGTGATCTTATGTACTGGTTCATCATAGCCATAAGAAACAAAATCATCTGCTAACTGATGAACCAAAGAAATCGTTGGTACAATGATTAGAGTTCTTTTAGCGTAATACTGTGCGATCATATAAATGATCAATGACTTACCAGAAGCGGTAGGAGACAGTAGGAGCGATCTTGTCTTACGTACTGCATGTGCCAGTGCAGCTAACTGGTAATCGCGTGGTGCGAACGGGAGGTTTAAGGATTGAGCAAAATACTCAGCTTCCCTTAGTGAAAATGATGTTTCGTTAAACTCATCACCAAACTCGACAGCATATCCACGATTGCGCGCGAATGCTAGAACGTTCTGAAACAAACCAGCATACACCGTCTTTGTCATCACATTGAACAAGCGAATCTTGCCGTCCCAGAGTCTTTGTCTGACTAGAGGATGAAACTTGGCATTTGGCACCATGAACGTGAAGTATTCTGACAACTCCATAGCTAGACCGCTTTCACAGTCTACTCTAATGTGTACCTCGTTTATCTTTGTGATGTATAAAGTATCTGTCATTATGTCCCGTTCTTAAATCTCTGCCAATCAATATAGTTCCGAACCTGCCAGCCTCTTTCACTAATAATCTTAATGATAGATTCTAGTACAGTTGATTTTTCTTTTTGATATGAAATCTTCAATGTTAGATTGATGATGTCTTGGTCTGACTCGATATGCATCGGAATATCAGACTTAAGAATAGCGCGAGGATTAGGCTTCCATTCACGTTCTTCTAGCGTTTCTCTATCAAGTGTACCCATGAAGTATTCAAACTTCAAATGATACAACTGCTTGTAATCAGCTTCTAGCTTGCGAAGCTGTAGTCTTTCCTTAGAAAGTATCTGCATATATTTATGATGTAGTTTTGGAATGGATACTGCAACCTGATCGATCACAGTGGTATCAATCTCTGAGTCTTCTGCCCAGAGGTTATAGATTTCATCCAGTTTCATGATATACCTTTGATTAGAGTCTAGTGTATGTGTACTCGCGATATGAAAACTCAGCCGTAGCTGTAACGTAACTCACATCTGTTTCAGTCGAATCAAATCTGAACCCCGACAATGAAATAGGATTGACGTCACTAAATGTGATTTTGATGTTAGGATTCATTGTACCATTCAATACAATCAGATCAGCGTTTACCAAAACACCAAATCCACTCTGTTGTGCATTTAGTGCTGCATACTGATTGAAGCTTTCTGGTGTACCGATACCAGTCATCCAGTCATAGATTTCGAAGTAGTTGTACATGCCTTCATCAATCTTGAACGTTACCGAGAACGTATCAAAGTTCAATGGAGTACCTGGCAACTGTATCTTACCGAAAGGTGTCTGTTGATTTCTGTTTGTGCTGAGAGTGATTCTTGGAAAGTCAAAGCTTTGTGCAAAGTAATCAACATTAGGATTCTTTGTGAGATTAAACTTATACCCAAGCGGGCTAAGGAAGTTTATATCTGACGGTTGATTTGGGATTGACATGCTGTTACCTATCTGTTTTTACTTCACTATTTATATCAGAATCACACCCAAAAGTCTAGAGTTTTATACTTGACATTTTATGCGAATCGTGTAGGATGATGATATAGACACCGAAAGGAAAGATTATGAAAAAGGGCGAACTGCTAGGCAAAGTTCTCGTTCTAGCGACAAACGCACACACAATGGCCAGTTTGATCGTGGTGGCACACCTTATATTCTGCATCCATTGAAGGTGATGCATTATCTGAAAACCAATGATGAAGAACTACAGTGCATTGCTTTGCTTCATGATGTGATCGAAGACACCAAGACAACCTGGAATGATCTGGAAGAGATTGGTTGCACTCCGCGAATCATCGATGCTGTAAAAGCATTGACTAAGATGCCTGGTCAATCTTATGAAGAATATAAGGAAGCGGTGTTTAATAACGAAGATGCTATGCGAGTGAAGCTTGCTGATCTTCGCCACAACACCGACATTCGCCGCTTAAAGGGCATCAGCGAAAAGGACATTGCTCGTATGGCAAAGTACAATCAGTTCTATCTAGAGATTCAATACCATATTTCTGATTGACATTTTATGCGAATCGTGTAGGATGGTGATATAGACAGTGAGAAAGGTGATTCGTTATGTTTTACACATTTAGCCAAAACAACTCTGGTGGCAGTTTCGATCACGATTCGTTCAACGGCATCGGCTATAAGGTAGTCATTGAAGCGGATTCGGCTGATGAAGCTAATGATATTGCTGAGTCGATCGGCATTTATTTCAATGGTTGCGATGATGATCGTGATTGCCCTTGTTGCGGTGATCGTTGGTATCCTGCTTCTAGTTGTGATGGTGAAGAAACTCCCACATCATATGGTGGTCCTGTTACGGGTGGTTGGGGTATTCCTAGCTATATTCACTATAAGAATGGCACGG